ACCTTTGGAGAAGATGACAGCTATCTATCGGGGTATGCGTGGCATATCGTCAGACACCATGAAGTTCTTTGGCTGTGAAACATACCTCAACTCTAAGGGCGAGGAGGAATACCAGAACTATGTGTATCCTTCAGGCGGTATCAAATCCCGTATATTCCCCAAGGATTTCCGTGCAAAGGATGGCTTCAAGTCAGATGAATTGTTTGGCATGAACCTATGGAACGCTGGCACATCCAAGACTGTGACCATCACAGAGGGTGAGTTAGATGCCATGTCTGTCTATCAGATGATGCACAACCCGAAGTATCCTAACCCTGTTGTGTCATTGCCATCAGCTAAACCATCACGCAAGCTGTGGGAAAACGTACACGACTGGCTGTCATCCTTCGACAAGATCATCCTGTCTGTGGACAATGACGAGGCAGGGAACGCTGTTGCCCAGCGTATCGCTAAGATGTACCCAAACAAGGTGTACCGTGTACCACACGACAAGTACAAGGACGCCAATGAGTTCCTACAGGCTGGCGCAGAACAGGCGTTCAAGGCTGCGTGGTTCAACGCTAAGAAGTACACGCCAGAGAATGTCATCAACACGACAGAGCAATTCCTTGGGATGTATAACAAGGCGGATGACCATGTCTATGTAGAGACAGGGCTGCAAGAGTTTGACGAGATGTGCCTTGGCCTTATGCAAGGACACTTCACCCTGTTCAAGGCGGCGACAGGTATAGGCAAGACAGAGTTTATGCGGTACCTTGAGTACCGTATCTTGAGCCAGTACCCTGAGATAAAGATTGCCATCTGGCACATGGAAGAAACAAAACTTCGCTCACTCTTAGGTCTTGTGTCATACCACATACAGGACAACCTGACTCGCAAAGACCTGATCGAAGAGAAGAACATGGACGGTGCTGTCAAGAAAGCCATTGAGGAATTGACTAAAGACGAGAGGCTCTATCAATTTTATTTGAATGACGAGGATGACCCCCTTGACTTATTGTCTCATATAAGGTATCTATCTCAGGCGTGTGGTGTTCAGTACATCTTCTTCGAACCTATACAGGACATCAGCGCAGGGGTTGCATCGGAAGAAAGCAAAGAGCAATTCCTTGCAGACCTTTCTGTCAGACTATCCAAGCTGGCAGCTGAATTAGGAGTAGGTATTGTGACGATTGGACACACTAACGACGACGGTGCGGTAAAGTATTGTCGTATGATTGAGCAACGGGCTTCAGTTGTGGTTGACTTGAAGCGAGATAAACTATCAGAGGATACAGAAGAACGTAACACAACTAAGTTACTCGTAACAAAGAACCGTCCAGTAGGGCCGACAGGTTATGCTGGTCAGTTACAATTCGAACCTGCTACGTTCACTCTTAGTGAGAAACCATATGACTTTTAGCCACATGGATTCAGTAGCTGCAACACTATACTTTCTGGGTGTATACTTTCACTATGTACACCTTCAAACTATCTTCGATCTACTTGATAGACCTGAAGACTTAGACAAAGGCAGGGCTAAACTAAGAAGTTTGTTTTGGCCTTGGACAGTAGTTTGTATCTTGTGGTACGATCTATTTGGAAATGACGAGGATGAAGAATGAAAACTGTAGCAATGGACATCGAGACAGAGAGCCTAGACCCTGAACATATCTGGGTTATCTGTGCCGAAGATGTGGACACAGGGGATCGTGAAAGATTCCTTAACGTCACATCAATACCCGAAGAAAGAGATCGGTTTGTAGACTACCTCAAGGGCTGTGAATACTTTGTGTTCCACAATGGCATAGGCTTTGATGTCAAGGTAATCAACAAGCTACTAGGTAACATCATGCCTACTGGCAAGGTGATCGACACACTGATTGTGTCACGCCTAGTACAGTACGACATGAAAGACCAAGACGAAAAGATGCGTAAGAAACTTCTCGCTAAGTACAAGAAAGAATCCCTAGTCGAAAAGGAATTTCCGAGGCGCATGATTAACCGTCACAGTCTAGCATCATGGGGTTGTCGTCTTGGCGAGTACAAGACAGGCTTCAAGGATTTCGACAAACTATCTGACGAGATGATTGAGTACTGTGAGCAAGACGTTATTGTGACTGTCAAATTATACAATCACTTTAGGAAGATCATCGAAGACCCTGACTGGCATGATGCTATTCGGTGTGAGCACGACATACAAGTACTGTGTGAACAGATGTCTTACAATGGTTTCTTCTTTGAAGAGGATAAAGCAGAGGAGTTGTTAGGTGAAATCCATTCAAGAATGGAAGACCTTGAACGCAGTTTTCAAGAAGACTTCCCCCCTAAACTTACGGAAGTCAATCGTATCAAGTACCGAAGGAAAGCAGATGGTACTTTATTCTCTAGTGTCAGCAAAGCACAAGACAAATACTTTGCTACGGCGCTAGATAAATCGGTTGACCCCAATGAATTAGTGTGCTATGAGTACATCAACTTCAACCCAGCGTCACCTAAGCAACGGATCGAAAGACTATGGGAAGCAGGTTGGGAACCATTTGAGAAAACGAAAGGACACATTGAGTATGAACGCGAACAACCAAGAGCGTGGCGCTAAGTTTGCCAAGTACGGATGGACACTGTCCGAAGGTAACTTAAGCACACTACCTAACACTGCACCTGCCGGAGGTAAACGTCTAGCTGAGTGGCTTACCCTTGAGGGTAGGCGTTCATCTCTGGTGGAGTGGTTGGGTCATGTCAAAGAGGACTCACGGATACACGGACAGTTCCAGCACATTGGTGCATGGACAGGTCGTATGTCTCACCGTGACCCTAACCAAGCTAACATCCCGTCTGAGTTTCATGGTGAACCTAAGACAGAAGTGGAGAAGGTTAAGGCAAAGTACGACGGTCAGTTTCGTGGGCTGTGGTCTGTACCTGAGGGTTCATGGTTGGTAGGTACTGACGCAGAAGGCATACAGTTGCGAGTACTTGCGCACCTTATGAAGTCAGAAGAATATGTACACGCTATTGTGTCAGGTAAGAAGGAGGACGAAACAGATATTCACAACCTAAACCGCAAGGCTTTGGGTATGTCTCACATCACACGGGACATGGCTAAGACATTCATCTACGCATTTTTGCTGGGCGCAGGTAACGCTAAGATCGCACAGATACTCAAGGTAAAACCTAGGGAAGCAGCGGATGCAGTAGATAACTTTATGGAATCTATCCAAGGCTTGTCTAAACTAAAGAAGAAACGTGTGCCTGAGATTGCAAGTCGTGGTTGGTTCAAAGGTCTTGACGGACGTAAGGTAAAAGTTCCTAACGAACACAAGACCTTAGCTGGTATGTTACAGAACGGTGAGTCCGTCATTATGAAACACGCTGCACTCAAGTGGGTACGTCGTGCTGAGAGACAGTGGATTAACTTCCGTCTTGTTACATGGCCCCACGATGAATGGCAAACAGAAGTTTGCGGAGATTACCCAGACGCTGAGTTGCTGGGTAAGATACAGAGACAGTCTATCGAAGATGTAGGCGAAGAGTTTAACATGATATGCCCACTAGCGGGATCGACTGACATCGGTAGGAACTGGAGAGACACCCATTGATATGGATTATTTCTTTACTACCTGTCATTTTTGTCTTGACAATTAGGTTAATAGTTGGTATATGGAACGCAGAAGCTGCCAAGAAGGAGAGTAACATTGGCTAAATACAAAGAAGTAACTACAACGGGTCCAATCGAATGGGCTAAAATCTTTGAGTCCACCCGTGACATGGTTGGTTACGAAGGTTCTTATGAGGATTGCAACGGTGCCTATACCGTTAATCAAATCCTTGATAAGTCTGAGTTCGAGAAGCTTAAGGCTGCTGGTACACAGAAGAAGCCCAATCAGAAACGTCTGATGGAAGGTGAACTGATGCTTAAGTTTGAGCGTAAGCACCTTGTTGTCACCAAGGATGGGCGTGAGATTTCACAGGCAGGTGGCGCACCTAAAGTAACTGACGCAGATGGTCAGCCTTGGGACGCAGACATCAACGGTAACATCGGCAATGGTTCTATGGCTGCTGTGACTAACCTAATCACTACCTTCCAAGGAAGTGACGGTAAGACTTACTCACGTACAAGTCTTGTCTCAATCAAAATCTTAGAGTTCGTTCCTATCCCTGAACGCGAAGACGAGATCGAAGCTGCCTAAAAGTTTCCCTCAACTGGCAGGGCTTCGGCCCTGTCCTTTTTCTTACCTTAGAAGGTGTTGTTTAAATGAAAATAATCTACTTACTAATCTGGTTTAACACAACACCAGACCAAGGTATCAGGTTCCACCACTTAGGTACCTTCGCTAATGAAACTATTTGTGAGGCTGAGTTAAGAATTGCATCGGTCTTAGTTAACAATCCTACTGAAACTATATCTTGCATAGGGGTGCGTGTGGATGATTAAGACAACATACATTGACCACATGGGCAGCGACTTGACCGTAGCCAACGCAGCAAGGGTATCGTTTGGTAAGACAAGCGAGATGGAAGACGATCCTTGGGGGCCACCCAAGCTGAAGGCTAAAGATGATAAGCTGATCCGTTACCTTGCCAAGCACAAGCACATCAGCCCATTCGGCCATTGCTTTGCCAGCTTCCACATCAAGGCACCAGTGTTTGTAGCGCGTCAGTTGGTCAAGCATAAGTTCCTACGTTGGAACGAGATCAGCCGCAGGTATGTCAAGGATGAACCAGAGTTCTATCAACCTAAGTTACGTGCCGCTACCAAAGATAAGAAACAGGGTAGTGGTGAAGCTTTGATACTCAGTATACAACAGGACGAAGTTATCCGTCATGCTCACATCGAAGCAGTTAAACAGTACAGATACCTACTTCAGACAGGTGTTTGTGAAGAGCAAGCAAGGGGTATTCTTCCTCTGAACCACATGACAGAGTGGTACTGGTCGGGTAGCCTTGATGCCTTTGCTGATATGTGTAACCTACGCTGCAAGCCTGACACACAGGCAGAAACACGGGTAGTAGCACAACAGATTGACCGCAAGATGATTGAACTATTCCCTGTGTCATGGGATGCACTGACGGAGGATGATGAATGAGTGAAGTTAAGATAACTGAAATAACTGAGCATGAGGATGGTAGTGCTACGTTGCAGGTAGAGTGTGACCCTGAGACATTCGCTGCTATCTTTAACGTAGGCTTTGTGTCACTCGTTAAGACGGGGTTGTACTGGGAGACAGACAATGATAAGACGGTTTAGCGAAGAGGAAAGACTACGAGCAATTTACCGTAGTGCTGTTAATGATGGGAAGAAACCTATGAGAGACCATGCTTTTGATAACTCAGTTCTAGCTGAACACACGCCGTACACAGCGAGTGACTTAAATAGTATCGTCGTTGCTCTAAAGGATTGCCCCGACGTTAGTGTTGAAGATGTGGTACACCTAATCAAAGAACGACAGACGTACCTAGAACAGGAGCCGGACAATGGGGAAGCCTAAGATTTTAATTGATGGTGACATCTTTGCCTACCGTGCTGCATTTTCCTGTGAGGATCAGGAAGTTGAAGATGCACTCGACAAGGTAGACGACCTATTGCAGTGGTCAATCTATGCCTGTACCTCTGAGTACAACGAGAAGAAGAATAAGGTTTTCCTGACAGGTAAGGGTAACTTTCGTTTTAACATAGCTAAGACACATGAGTACAAAGGTAACCGTAAGAATGTCGAGAAGCCCCAACACCTAGAGGCTATTCGCAAACACATGATAAAAGCTTGGAGTGCAATTGTTTCTAAGAACGAAGAGGCTGATGACCTTATAGCTATCTCTGCTACTAACGTCGGACCTGAGGCTATCGTTGTGTCAGTAGACAAAGACATGCTACAGATTCCCTGTCGCCACTACAACCCCACTAAGGATGTACACACAGTGGTCACAGTATTTGAAGCAATGAAGTTCTTCTACAAGCAAATCCTTACGGGTGATCGGGCAGATAACATCGTAGGTTTGTATGGGATTGGCCCTAAAAAAGCTGAGAAGATTTTAGCTGATTGTAAAACTGAACAAGACTTCTACCTTGAGTGTCTGCACCAATACGGTGGTGAAGAAGATCGGGTGGTGGAGAACGCTAGACTACTCTGGTTACGACGTTACCCCGAACAACTATGGGAGCCGCCCAAATGCGATACAGATCAGGCTTAGAAAAGAGAACAGCGCAGTACCTAAGGAAACACAAAGTAAAGTTCGAGTACGAAACACTCAAAGTTAAGTGGCAAGACTTACGAATTAGAACTTACACACCGGACTTTGTACTACCTAATGGTATTATAATTGAAACGAAAGGACGGTTCATTCCGTCAGACAGGGTCAAACAATTGATGGTAAAGGAACAAAACCCAGAACTAGACATCAGGTTTGTCTTCACTAATCCTAAGGCTCGTTTGAGTAAACTCTCTAAGAGTACCTATGGGGATTGGTGTGACAAGCATGGGTTTCAGTACGCCAAGGAAACAATTCCTTTATCATGGATTAAGGAGAAAAGGTCTTGACAATGTTAACAGTAGAGGATAAGATAGCAGTTCTGGCCGAAGACTTTGAGATAGAATACGTCTTAGATAATGCAGAGATAACTAAGTTCAAAGTGTTTATGATGCTATACGAAGAAGGTCTCTTAGATATAGACGACTTCATTAACACGGATAACGAAGAAGAAGAAATACAAGGATGGGAAGAATGATTACACAAGAAGACATAGACGCTTTCAACATAGTCAATGTAACACCTATGGAATACTCATACTGGGTAGAGGGTAAGGTTGTTACGCGAGGTGAGAAACGATTGGTGGAGAATACACTAGGCCTAGTCGGTGAGGCTGGCGAGGTAGCTGAGAAGATTAAAAAGTATCTTCGTGATGACACCAAGGTTAGCCAGAAAGAAATTATCAAAGAGTTAGGTGACGTTTTGTTTTACACGACAGCCTTAGCTAATTACTTCTATAGTAATTTACCTGAGGTACTAGAAAGCAATATGGATAAACTAAACAGTCGGGCTAAACGTGGTGTGATTAAAGGGTCAGGGGATAACAGATGAAACAGAAGTGGGTAAACAATATCTTTGTCAGGTTCATGCGATACTGCATTATGTGGTCAGAGCATAGGGAGGCAGTCAAGATACTTAACAGATTGTCCGACCGGGAACTGAAGGACATTGGCATTAGCCGAGAAGACATTGACCGGATGGTCTGGCTAGAAGAAGATAAAACAATGCGAGGGCGTGGCGAATGAGCAACCTACTACCAACAGACTACCAGACTTTTATTGCTACCTCACGGTATGCTCGTTGGCTTGACAAGGAAGGACGCCGTGAGAACTGGGGTGAGACTGTAGCACGTTACATGGACAACATTGTACGTCCTGTTGCAGGTAACGACAGCTACATCAAGGACATCGAGGAGGCTATCCTTAACCTTGAGGTGATGCCATCCATGCGGTCACTCATGACAGCAGGACCAGCCGCTGCACGTGACAACACTTGTATGTACAACTGCTCTTACCTACCCGTAGATGACCTTAAGGCCTTCGATGAGGCTATGTTCATCCTTCTCTGCGGTACTGGTGTCGGGTTCAGTGTCGAGAGACAGTTCATCAGCAAGCTCCCAGAGGTGCCTCAACTCTTCGAGAGTGAGACGGTCGTTGTCGTTAAGGATAGTAAGGAAGGTTGGGCTAAGGCTCTCCGTCAAGTTATTGCACTCCTCTACAGTGGTGAAATCCCTAAGTGGGATGTGTCTAAGGTTCGTCCAGCTGGTGCTCGTTTGAAGACATTCGGTGGTC